GGACCTGCACCGAAAAGACCGGCAAGCACTCCAATGATCGGCGCGATGAAATTCAGGGGGCTATCACCCTTGATGCCAAAAATCTTTTTGCCCGAACCAAACATGCTGCTGAGCGATCCGGCGGCCATCATTGCGCCAATGAATGGTGCGGCTGTGCCAAGCATCGAACCCATAGATATAGCGGAACCGATCCCCGACATTCCCGCTGCACCATAAGCGCCAGCAGCCGCAGATGCAGCCCCGCCACTCATGCCTATTCCCGCTCCGAATGCGCTAACCGCGCTTGATCCGAAGACGGACCCCAAACCAGACACAATACTGCTCAGGCCGCTTGTCAATCCGCCGCCGAGCGCACTAAGGATGGATGAGACACCCCCTCCGGTTGCGGCATTTGCAGTGCCCGCCGCTGTGCCGCCCATTACCCCCATGATTGCCCTGCTCACTGGCGACAGGACAATGTCGATAACAGGTCGCAGGATCAGCGTCTGGAACATGTGCTTAATAGTGTCGCGCAGGTTTTCCGCGAATCCTTTGCCCGACTCGAAACCTCGCAAGAGCGCGTCCGTCAGTGACCGGTTAATGTCGCGCGCCGTCTGTTGCCATGCATCTGATGCCGCTTTCGCTGCGTTCTTTGCGGCCTCTAACGCCTCGCCCCGCTTCGCCTCGGTTGCGAGTTGCTTCGATAGCTCAAGCCTACGCTCGAGCATGTTGATGACATTTACATCAATATTGTCCGCAGCCCATGCGCGATCGAGAGCGCCCTGCAGATCGGCTTGCCCCATCTTGGCGACTGCTTCTGCCCCGAACTCCAACAGATTGTTTTTCTGCTTGAGCGATTCGAGAGATTTCTCGTCTGCGGCAACAAGGGAAGCGTAACCATCCAGCCGCTTCTTTTCTTCAGCCTCCAGCCGTTTTGCAGCTTCGGCGTTTTCTTCCTGCGCCACAGTCGCTTCGGCCCATGCCTGAGCGGAGGCCATGATTGCCACACGCTGAGATTCCAGCGGAGCGGCGGCGGCAGCCCGAGCAGCGGCACGCAGCTTCACCTGGACGGCATTCAGGCCGATCGCTTCGGTTTCTTGCTGCAATCGAGCGATATAGTCGGCGGCGGCTTTAGTGGCGCGTTCGTATTCAGATGACTTGTCGACCTGCACGGCAGGCGCGCTGCCAGTCTGGTAGTTGAGCGCCTTCTTAACCGTCTCAGCAGACTTCGTTATCTCCTGATTACCACCAGAGATCCGCTTTACATACGCCTGGTGCTCAGCCAGAGACTTGTCACGCAACATCGAAAGATTCTTTTCGAGTTGGCCGATCTCGTGAAAATCACCTTTGATGAGCGCCTGAAACTGCCGGCCGCGGGTGACCACGGTGTCGCCAAGCTGAGAAAACACCATCTGGCCTAATGACGCAGCGCCAAGCAGACGCTCGATCATTGCGCCCACAGCCTCGCCGGCACGTGAGAAGAAATTCATTCCATCGCCAGCATCGTGTGTCGTTTCTGTCACGCGAAGCAGCGAGGGCAACAGCCCTTGGGTAAGGCTCATGAACGCATCGTCAACACGAGTACGGATAGCGCCGAGCTGATCCTGAAACTGTGCGGCTTGTGTGGCGGCTTCAGCGGAAACCCCATGAAACCGATCTAAGTTGTCGGCCAAATCGTTCAGCACCGGCAATGCATCGGCTCCAGATTTGCCGAACAGATCCATTGCAAGGGCGGATTTTGCGGCGCCGTCCTGGTAGCCCTGTAGTTTCTTGATGGCGTCTTCCATCACAGCCGCCGGATCGCGCAACGCGCCAGCGGCATCCCGCGACTCGACATTCAGAGCACGCAGCGCACGATTCGTCATGTTGGTTTCCGAGTCGAACGTTGCCATGCCTTTCGAGAGCTTGATCAACATGGACTCTATTTGCCCGAAGTCGTGACCGAACTCCTCGGACACCTGCTGCATCTTTGAGAGGTTTTCGATAGACGCGCCAGTTTTCTGTGCCGCATCGTCTAGCTGCGCCAGCAGATCAATGGAATGACTAACACGATCAAGCGACGCGCTGATTCCGGCGTAGGCACCAACTGCGGCAAGCGCGCCTGTAGCCAGACCGGCGAAGAACTCCTCGACGGAAGCCGTGGCAGTGTCGAAGTTTTTCTGGACGCCCTGTGCAAACTTGAGCGCGTCCTGAGAGCCTTTATCCAACCCTTTCGTGTACTCGGCATATTCCAGCGCGAGTTTCACTACCAGGGAGCCTAATGCGGACATTTACTTCGCCTCGTGTTTCTTGTTCAATACCTTCATTGCCGCCGCTTCCATGATTCGGATGTCGGCAAACAGTGGCTTGCGCTTGTTTCTTGGAACTTCGTTTAACCGGATTGCCGCTTCCGCACCGGCGTAATTCAAGCCGATGTATCCACCCATGCCGGCAACTACCCACTGCGTTTGCAGGTCGAAAAAAAAGAGAACTGATTCCCAGTTCTCCTCATATACCCAGCAAATTTCCTCTTCCGGCTCAGCCCTGCGTCTTGCCTCCTCGATGACTTCAGGAGGGGCGCCCATCGCTTCCATCCCGGCGATGACGTTATCGTCTACCGCTGCTGCAGCTGTTTCGCGGTCACCCGCCCAGTGGCGAGCAACCGCTTCTAGTTTTTTTCGCGTGCCTTGAAGAGCGATTCCCAAAAAGCTGCGCTCATCGCAAGCAGTGCGGGCGGTATATTAAGAAGCGCACGAAGATTGTCATCGTTGAAATCTACCGGCTGGTTATCGTCATCAAGCAATTCTGACCAACCGACCAGGACCTTTTCCATCACTTCTTTTCCTGGAAGCTTTTTTAGTTCCTCTATCTCGTCCATGCCAGCGCGGCGGAACTCGACATTGAACGCGGACCGATCAAATCCGCCCTTTTGATTGGGCGTCTCAACGGTGACGCGAGAGACGAAGGTGGGTTTTTGTGTAAGTTTGAATGCCATGTTATTTCACCGTGATAATGATTTCGTCATTTCCTGTATCTGGCTGGAGGTCGAGACCGAGATTGATCATTGCAATGCCGTCGCTGTCGGCATATTGCGGATTTGTGAGCTGTACCTTTGGGGCATCTATTTGTACGATTGAGCCGGCAGATACACCATGAACAACAGAAAAAGCGTCGAGCGTCCCGAGCCGTACCGCTTCATGCCAGGCGTAGCTTGCTACCGGAACCATCTCAATAGATGTTTGGCCGTTGGGCTTGCGATCGGTCATGATCACGGACTCAGAGCCGATGAGATTCCGGTACACAATCTGGTTGCCCATATCGATCGACAGACTCTGCATTGCGGCAGATACGCCATGCAGAGTCATGCTGGGCGTGTTGACCTTGTTCACGGCCAACGGCGCTTTGAATCCCGTGTAATCCGCTCCGGTCGGCAAAGGTGTATCGGTGGCCGCCGTGTACAGACCGGTGAACTTGAAGCGCATAACCGGAATACTCTTGGCGTTTAACTCAAACGCCACGTTCCCCCGCGAGTTTGTCATCTTATGCAGCACGCCATCCAGGTAGTAATACAGCGTTGCCGTCTTAGGATTGTTTGTGACTGGGGCGTATTTCACATCGGTGGAAGCGGTAACTGTCTCTGAAAAGCTGCATGCCTGCAGGAGGGGGCCCCAAGCAGGAGCAGTACCGGCAACACCAGAGGAAGCAAGCTCTATCTCCAGTTCGCATTCAGAATGCTGCGCCACCGCCACTTGTCCGCCAGTGCCAAAGTACGGGCGGATATTAGTGCGCTCTGCGAACTCCGCTACAACCGGCTGTGGCGTGATCGCGCGCGCCAGCATGGAGTTTAGAGGTGCGGTAGGGACGGGATCGGTGCCGACAACAGACTCTAGTTTTGCGAGCAACAGAACGTTGCGCATCAGTTTAGCCATTCTTCAAATCCTCTTCAGTTATGGGAGTGCGTTTGCCGGTAGCGGGATCAAACAGGTATGAGCCGCCCTGCCCTGCGTATTCATCTACGCGGATAGCATCAAGCGCGCTTTTCGCTGGCGCAGCAGGGGTCGCAGCCTCCTGTGCGGAGTCTGTTTTCTTCTTTGCCATGGGAATTCCTAGTGGGGTGTGCGGATGCGGAAATTCATGAAGTAGGCGTAGACGCTTGGATCGGCTTCATAATCAGCGTCACCGCTTTCTTCATCGGACATATAACCTGGAATTGCCTGTAATGCCGCCTCGATCTGCGGGCGAAGTGCTGCAATCTCCGTGCGAGCCTTCGCAAGGATTACCACTGCTATCACGTGCTGGTCATATCCGCCGCCCAGTACCCAGCGCGCTTCCGGGGTGGTATCGACGTCGAACACAATTGCTGGCCAGATTGGATTAGAGGGTAATTCGACCGCCCAGGAGTTATCCAGCACCGATGAAAGCGCGGTGATTACATCAGCGTGAATGGTCATTTGCTGAGCTTATCGAGTTCTTTTTTCAGCTTCGCTTCCATGGCGGCTATGGCTTCATCTTTCTTGTTCTCCAAGGCCGGTTCGATAAACGGAATTGGATCAACAAAGCCCGTAGGAGATCGACGCCGAATGCTTATTCCGTCAGCCTGAACCTGACGAAGAACTGTTCTGACCTTCCCGTTTTTTGTGGTTCTTGTGTAGTACGACTCTATAACACCTTCTTTACCGGAAGCTGGCGGAACTATCTTGTGACCGAACTCCACGAATCGCCAGTAATAAGGATCATTCTGCCGTCTTACAACAATCCTGCCGGCCTTATTTACGGCAAGATATTTAATAATCTTCTTACCGTTCCCAAGACCACGGCCATGGCGCACGCCAAGGTGATATTGCGCCGTTCCCTCCGGAACATTCTTTTCACGCTTGATGACGATATTGTTTATCAGAGCGCCCGTCTTCCTCAGTCCTTCGGATTGCGCGATGCGCCTGGACTCTTTCTTCAACACACTTCCGGCAGCCGCAGCCATCCGGAGTGCCACCCTATCTTTCATCTCATCGCTGACTTTAACAAATGTCTCGCGGAGATCACCCAGTCCCTCGATAAGCTCATCTGCCATCGTTCATCCCCGTCGAGCAAGTCAGTACAATGAATCGATGCGCTTCGCCAAAATCATTCACGTGCGCAATGTCATACAGTTTGCTGTCATAACTCACACGCATATTTGTCATCACGCCTGGAAGATAGCGAATGACAAACTCCGTACGGACCTCGCCGGCCTTGCCGCCATGATCCGTCACCCTGCGTTCATTGCCGGAGAGGTTGGATACCTTCGCCCATACAGTAGCGAATAGCGTCCAGCTATCGACGATCCCGCCTTCCGAGTCCCGCGTCTGCGTGAGCGACTCGAGAGTGATCTTGCGGTTCAGTTTTCCCGCGCCAGGGGTGGGCATTAGATGCTCGGAATCCAATAGCGGCCAAGCAATCCGCCAATAAATGGCAATGGCTCACGTTTGGCTTCGCTGGTGGCCTCACGATTCTCGTACCAATGCCCGATGTTCAGAAGCATCCATTGTTTGATTGATTGCGGAACTTCGGCGGCACTCGTCCAGCCCGCGACATAACGTACACGCACCGCGTTTATTTCCGGGTAAGTACTCGGCCATGCCAGACCAGTAGCTATCTTGATCCACCCCGGGCCACTATCACTGGCGTTATCCAGCTTGTAACTGCTGGCGGAAAGCGTCTGTTCATCTCCGTTTTCGTCCAAAAACTTTATGCTGGTGACGCTCTGCACTGGCGGATAATCCAGCCTAATGTCGGCAGGAAACACGTCCAGCGTCTTTTCCCATGTCTGTGTTATCAAGGACCGGCCTGTCTCATGCTCTGCTGCTTCCCTTGCTGCCACGATCAGCGCCGAAATCAGCGTATCCTCATCGTCACTTGTGACACGCAAATGCGCCTTCGCCTCGGCGAGCGAAACCGGCTCCGTTGCGGGAGGCATAACGACTCTAGTGGACATGATTACCTTAACTGAGCAGGGCGACGTTCGCGAGATATTCGCAGGCGCGGGCCAGAACCAGCCGGAGCGTCAACGGGAGGAATGCCGCTTGCTTGCTCGATTGCGCCTACGCTTGCCGCGTTTGCTTGTGTGGCAGATAGCGCCGCTAGGAAATGGGTTTGAACGATTGCCGAGGCAGCAGCGATGTTGTCTTGTATGCTTGGCGGGCAAACAAGTATGTGCGCCTGCGTGATTGCGCCTGCTGTGCCTGTATTTGCCTGAGTCGATGCCGCCACTGCGAGATCAT